TCTGATGTTAATGGTTCATTTTCATACATAAACACATAATCATTATCAGATTTATCAAGCCGCAATAAATCAATCATTTTAACTGTTTTATCCGGTAATACTGTAACTCGCCATTTTTTATTATCCTCAGTCCATTTTTTAAGCCGGTTCACTCTTTCATCATTTGAATCAATCATTGCATTAATCAATATTGCATCCGGCCTAATAAACTGATTCCACTGTAAAGCTCTAATCTCACTACTTCTCATACCTGTAGACAAAATTGTATAAATAGCCGTTGCAAAAGAATAAATATCCTGTTCCCTTTCTGTAGACCTTACTCGCCATATATTAATTAAACTATCATAATCAGCCGGAAATAACTGATTAATTTCTGCAATAGTGAGAATCCCTTTATCTTTAGTATTTCTCTTAAAGTGTTTTACATGGATCTCATATTCTATTAATCCATCTGAATAAAGCTCACTTTCAATTTCATCAAACACGGCTAATATATTGTTTTTAACTGAATTAGAACATTGCATATCTATCAGCCAATTTTCAATTTTACCGGCCCTAATTTCAGTTACTTTCATATCACCAAAGGCAGCTAAAAACTTTTTAACGTAAAGCCTTTTTTGATATAACGAATTCTCTTGATAATTAAATCCTCTGGCAGCTTGTTTTTTTATGAACCTTGAATCAGGATCATAAAACCCTTGGCAATAGTCATTAAATGTAATTGATTTAGTTGATGTAGATATTAAATCTTCATCTTTAAGACTTGCAATAAACGCCTCAGCATCCCTTTTAATTAAACAAGGTTTACCGTTCTGGCCGCAAGATTTTCTAACCTGTTTACCGTTTTCATCATAAAACCAATAATACCAGGCTTTTACCTTTTTACCATTTTTTGTAATTGTTCGTTGAAATAGGTGTCGTACCATATCTATTCCTTATACTCAGATTATGCACAAAATAAATAAATTATTCACATTTTATGCACATTTAACACCTAAAAACTACATTTAGTGTCGTTTTTGTGTATAAAACCGGATAAATAACACTAAATATGGCTACTTACTCGGCTGAATACTCAAAGATAAACTCCGTCTAGTGTAGTTTTTATATGTTTTAACGATATTTTAACCCTATTTTACCCTATTTTCAATATATTTATTGTTATACATTGTTTATTTTATACACAATTTTATGCACATAAAATTTACCGTTTTTTTTAGAGTTTTTACATTATTATTTATAATAAAAAATAAAGAAATTTAAAAAACTTAATGGGCTGCAACCTACTTAGTTTTACGATCTAGTTTCTTGAAATATTCTATTTCTCTATAAGTAGGATGGCCGTGTTTCTTTGGTTCTTCTGTAAGAGGTGGTAAAGGTTTAACCTTTATATTCACATAGCAATAATTTTTCATAGTCTGCCATTTTACACCAAACTCTTTAGCCATAGAATTAATACTACGGCCTTCTTTCATATACTTTCTTATTTTTGCTTTATAAGGTGATAGTTTATAACGGTGTGGTTTTTCACCAGACTTACGACCTATTTGTTTTCCTCTTTTTCTTGCTCTTTCAAGTCCGGCCTTAGTTCTTTCTGAGATTAAAGTCCTTTCAATTTCTGCTGATAGTCCAAAAGCAAACATAAGAGCTTTACAGGCTATTGAATTATCAAGAATAAAGTTCTCTTTAATAGCGATAACCTTTACATTCCTTTTAAGGCAATAATCTAAAACATTCATAATCATCATCATAGACCTACCAAGCCTTGAAATCTCAGTAACGATTATTATATCTTCACTTTTTATATCCTGTATTAATTTACCTAGTTCTCTTTTATCCGGTTGCTTAGTTCCTGAAATTGTTTCAGAATACCAAACAATATTATGCAGCCGTTTTTCTTTACAATATTTTTTAATTTGAATCTTTTGATTTTCTGTAGTTTGACAACTAGTAGAAACTCTAATATATCCATATAACATATAATACCTCTTAGGATATTTTTATAATAATTTTTTAATTCTTGTAACCGAACGTTTATTTAGGACAACCAAATCAAAACCTTGAACATGATCATGGTGGTATAACAGGAAATGATTCCCCAGATCATTCTCATACAATAAATCATGGTCATACAGTTACAGTTTCAGTAAAAGCAAATGCCTATGGTACTCTTAGTGGATGGGCTTGTTGGAGAAGTTCTGGAAGTGATGGTGGATTTACTGCAACATTAGGCTCTGGAAGCGTTAGTAATTATACAGGTTCAAGTGGTGGAGCATCAAAAAGACACCAACATTCTATTTCTTCTGATGGTGGAACAGAGAATCGACCAAATAATATTACATATCGTATCTGGAAACGTATTTCTTAGGCTATTCTTACCCATATTTTATATGTAAAATTCTCAGATCTTGCTTCTTGATTTGTTGAATTTCCGTTATAAGATGTATTTGAATCATTAGGCCCATCTGTATTAGTTCTTGCGGTAGTTCCACTAGTAATTATCGAGTTTGAGGTATAGGAGCTGTAATTTGCTGTACTGTTTCTGTGGCCAGGACCTACCTGTGGATAAGAACCACTATTCGGTTCACCATTTGCTGCATAACAAGTTCCGTAAGAATGCCTATGCCCCATTCCATGAGTATGAGAATGAGTGTGGCTATGGTATCTATTCTGAGAAGGTTGGCCAATATAAACGTTCGTTATACTTGGAGAAGTGAAAGCTGTATTAATAACTACTGTAGTTGCATTAGTAACAGATGTTACTACACGACCTTCATTATGTTCATAATCATAAATAACAGAACCAACAGCTAGATTGTGATTACCCATAAACACAATTGTTGTTCCATTCATAGAGGAAATAGCAAGACCTTTCTCAAAAATATCCGCATTACCACCGTTTGCACGGAAGAAAGCACCACCATAATTAAGTTCTTCCCATGTTGAGAAATTTCCCCACAAAGAAGGACTATTAGGTTCTAATTGTCCTGGATATTGTGTATAAACAGAACCAATAGGCCAAACGTAATCAAACATCATTCTAGCCATAGCTCCGGCACTTGTAGCAAATTCACCACGGTTCACAGCATCATTATTACTTGCTGATGCAGCAGTTTTAACACGGCCTACAGAATCCCTCATAACAAGTTTATTTGCTAAAGGTTTTACACTTCCAAAATATTCTGAGAAATTAATTCCTGTATTACTAAAAGTAGATGTAGAAACAAATACTCTAGGTGTATAGAACATTTTTCCACCGTTTGTAGTTCCGTTTACAATATCAAAAATCTTTCCATTAAAATCAATCGGATCAAGAAAATCATTATGTCTAGTCCATGCAGAACCAGAAGCATACTGATAAATTCCATTTTCTTTTGTATCAGTCTGATTTTTTACAAGAATAAAGCTGCCTTCTGCCGGTGAAGTTCCATCAATTGCCTGGCTGCCTGATAATGTAATATTTGTAGTTGTTGCAGCATAGAGAACTACAGGATCAACATTATAACGGCCATCTGTTCCACTTGATAAAACACCATTAGTATAAACTGATGTATCAGATGTTTCCTCAATATGAGTTACACGTTCATCAAGGTTATCAATCAGGGCTTTAAGTCCATCTGTAACAATTTTGGTAACAATGTGATTATTAGATGATGCAGTATAACCGTTTGTTGAAAGTTTACCATTTACATCTATTGAAAGAACAGCATTACCATCAATTTTAATAACGGCAGTACCATCACCGGCAGCAGAAATAGAAATAGGCTTAGACAAATCATCATTTGCATCCAAAATATCGGAAACCTTTAATTCACCCTTAAAACCATATTCGCCATACTGCAGATAACCATTATAAAGTGAAGTAATCATTGCAGCGGCCTTTACAATTACAGATAAAATAGAATCTGTAGATGCAATTGTCTGAGTAGGAATAGATACGGCTCCACCTACCGGCAGAATATTTCCATTAATCTGATTTGCACCTGTTCCAATATCAAGAGAAAATGCATTAATTGAGTTTTCTGAATGAGTTCCATCTTCTTCATGCTGAACACGGAATCTTGCATTTACATCTGAGATATAACCGATATTATAAGTAATATCTTCCTGATTAGTCCAATCTTCATTTTCAAGGCCGGCTACATCAGCAGTAATATTATGAATATCTGTTGCAAGAATAGAAGTTGCACCGGCTCTAATAGATACTTCCGCAAGTTTTACCCATCCGGCTTCAACTTCCGGAGCTACACCGGCCCCTTCTACACCCTGTATTACTCTATACACCGGCTTCATAAGTTTTTTAGTATCTACATACTGATAAGTCTGTGTATCTGTATCTGGATCGTTAAAAGCTCGCTGCTGATTATCGTATGTTTCCCAATCACCCTGAACTTCAATGATATCTACACGGCCTGATTCTGAACCGGCAAAACCTATTGTTTCATCTGTTGTTTCTGTTCTACCAAACGGCTTACCGGTTGATTTACATACACCATAAATAGGAGATACACTAACATTCATTCCTGTAGCCGGAATAACCTTACCATTGATAACAAAATCCTGATTAGATTCCATAAGCATTTGTGTAGCTTTTGAAACATTCTCTACAAGCTGCTCAAAAGCAAATTCGAAGTCATTTGCTTTAATGATTTCGTTATCCATTACATGTGTAGTTCTAAAAGTTGAATCCTGTACTGACATAATATAACTCCTTATTTATAGATTTTATTCTTCTAATTGTGCATCTTTAATTACAATTTCAAGGTATGCTTTTACACCTTGCGCTCGTAAATAATCTAACAAATCTTCATAAATATCACTTGCAAAACCAATAGGAACACCTGACAAATATGATTTATCATAATATCCATAATTTCCGTATCTAGGCTGTGGTGGTGTTTCTTCTTCTGTTTCAATATTTGGATCCGCATCACCGGCAGCAAGTCCAAAAGCACCTACGGCAGAATTACCTTCAAAATGAGCTATTACCGTAAAACTTCCATAAGGTTGTTTCTTGAATAATCTGAAATAATCAATAAATGTTTGTGTATCAACGTAACTAAATGATATATCCAGACTTAATGTATTTGCATCAGTATGAATATACATTGATTGATTACTCCAATTTTCTGTAGACTCAAAATCGTTATCTACAGCAGTTTCACTCCAAGTTTTTGTAGAGTAATTCCAGAATAAATTATTATTGTTTTTGATTTGTACATGTACTTTCCCTTTCAGGAAAAAATGTAGGAAATATGTAGAAGATGAATTTACGCTGACACTTTGACTTAATGTTGCATCAGCTTGATTTAATAATATACCATATTTTTTAGAAAATCTAGCATTTTCTGAGGCCGTACAATTAACTAAGGTCCAAGCAGTAGGTGTATCTGTTGCTATATCACCATCTACTAATAAATTCGCAAGTCCTGGTGTAGAATCATCTATTTTGTTTGTGTTTTCAACCAGGTATATCGTTGCACTAGGAAAATACTGTCTAAAAACACTTTTTACATCAAAAGCAGTTCCCCATCTTGTATCATGGTTACGAATAAAAATTGCTGCAAATCTATTCTTTAATGAAGTTTCTGTTTCATCTGCAAATCTTTCCAAGAAGGAAAAAAACTTAACAGTTTTATCAAGCATTACACCTGTTTGTTTATAAATATCCGGTGTAGAGATCCATTCTTTCATATATGCAAACAAGTATTCAAGCTGCTTTTGAATAGATGCATCGTGATTTTCATTCGCAATAATTGAAGAAAAAAGAGGATTACTTTTATCTATTGTTTTAGGGAAGTTTCCCCTTAGCTGCTCTAAAAGATTCATCTATTTTTCCTCCATTACTGATTGATTATTTCAATATCAACGCTTCCAAATCTGGCAATCTGATTTACACCGATAACAATATTATCAGTTGATCCGTTTACAGTAAGGCCGGAAATATCTGTAATTCCAGGAATCTGTTTAAGCAATACAATAATAGAAGATAAAACAACATTTTCATGTATTCCAAGGCCGTTAATATATTCCTGTAGTTTTACAGTAATATCATTCTGTATTCTGGCTTCTTCAACTCGATAAATAGTTGCAGTCAATTCTATATTGATTGATACAATTGTTGCGGCACTTACTTCTACGTTTGTTCCGGCAGCTCTCAGCCCTGGATTTTCTTCTGTATCATTACCATTAATTAAATCGGTAACTGTATTCTTCAAATCCTGAGACAAAGAACCTGTTCCATCATCAACATAAACAGTAAAGTTATAAATATCTGATTTTGGTGGAAAATGTTCATCAATACTTACAGAACGTACACCTTCTACACCTAAAACACCGGCCATAATTCCATATCTATTAGAACCTTGTAAACCGTTTATAAAATACTTAAAACGTCTGAGCATTTGTGTCTGAGTTTCAGCATCCGTACCACCTACGGCCTGTCTAGGATTATTTACACTTACAATTTCTGCAGAAAGATTACTTTCTATTGTAGTAATAGTATTTTCCTTTACGTTATATTCAAGGCCTACATTTTCAGCAATTGCACCTACTTCATCCGATATTGTTTCACCTACTCCAATTACTGCATTTGCCGTTGTTGTAAAAACAAGATTACCGTTACTAACTCTTGTTCCTGACGGAATGGTAGATACAGTTGATAAAGCTGCATTTCTAGTAAATTTTACATCTACTGTAGCTCTCTGTCCTGGTTTCTGTTTGAAGTCAAATACTGAATACGGAATTGCTCTAAGGTTGTTAGTATATCCGTTTCTTGTATCAATATAGGCTTGTTCCATAGGCCTTGCTACCGATTCAAAAATTGTCATAATATTAGAACCAGAATTAAAATCAGTAATTCCAGATCCGGCAGCAATAGCACTTTCCTTCATTTCTGTAAGTAATGTATTATAATTTTTTGAATCCATTATATTGTTCCTCCAAAATTTCGTTTTGCACCGTTTTTATCTATGTAAGTTACTGAAACAGTTAAACTATCTCCCTTTCCTTGAAAACTAATATCTTCTACGCTATCAACTCTAGGATCCTCTACAGTTGTCTGATGTACACTAGCCTGTATTAAAGCTGACGTAGCATTAAGAGCATCACCGATTGAAGCCTGAATTCCGTATGCTTCTACTCGAATTCTGGCCCCTATAAGTGTGGAATATCTATTCAATAAAGCCTGTTCAAGATTTTCTACACCATCAACAATTGCAATATCACCGTTATATACTGTGAAATCTTTTTCACTTATTAATAAATCTTTACCGTAATTATCTTTTTCATCCGGTGTGTTATAGACTTCATTTTCTGCCGTTGTATTTTCAGCAAAGTTTAAGTTAGGAATTAAAATGCTCTGGCCGGCCTTTAATGGTTTATCAGTAGGAAGATTATTATAAGTTGCTATTAATGCTGATAAAGATGCATCACCATAATAATCCTGAGCTAACTGATCCCAATTTGTTTCTGCATCAGTAAGAGCAACCACCTTATAACCGTAAGTTGTAATAAGTCTATCATCTTCATTTGCACCACCTGGAATAACAGCAAAGCCTACACTATTAAGGTTTTTACTTGTTATTGTGGCTGCTTCATTTGCTAAAGATAATTCTTGATAACCGATAGTTGAATATGCATCAGAAATATCAACATCACTTACAGAAGAATCAAACATTTCTTTTACACTCTGCCAAGCACTGTTTGTATAACTGTTTGTATCCATGTTTGAAACGTAGTTATATATTTTCTTTCCGGCTGCTACTACATCCTGGCATGCGTTCCATACATCTGAAATAACTGTAGGATATAATCTAATACCACTTGCTATAACTTTATCACCTAACTGTATTGTATCAATTGCTACATCGGTTAAATCTTCAATTTTGTTTGAAAATATAGATGAATAACGGCTTAAAGCTGCATCAAAACTATCAATGCAACTTCTAAGAGTTCCTATATATCCTGATAATTCTGAAAGATAATCAGCACCTAAAGCCTCAAAATAATCTGCTCCCTCATTGAGTTTACCAACAATTGTTTTTGTTATATTTACCCAACTATCTACAAAGCCACCAAAGGTTTTAAATTTACGCTGATCTATAGATACAATTGTTTTTTTCGTTACTTCTGGCGCTCCAATTGCATTAAACTTATAGTTGTAACAAAAAGGTTTATCTTTATTACGAGAAACATCTAGTTGCCCTATATAAATTTTCCACCATTTTGGATTATTACTAGTGTTTCTTCCTCCCCCATTAAGAGAATACAAATATACTTCTTTGTTTTGTAGATTATCTCTTGTTCCATATTTTTTAAGTAAATCTCTTAAATAAAAGATTTCTTGTTCACCTGTCATTTCAGAAACACCTAGGGTACTTTTATAAATTAGTTTAATTTCCTGGTTAATTGTAGAGCCTGAAAGATTAATTTGAACTGTATCATTACCATAATCAGCAATTACAGCACCACCAAAAGTTTTAGTTTCATTCTTTCTCTGTGGAAAAGAAAATTCCTCACTTTCTGGCGGCACTGAAAAGGTAAATGCATCAGTAAGAACGTTGTTCATCTTAAATTCGAGTAGATATGCTTTTTTCCAATAATTTGCATTAAGTAATCTTGCCATTTTCCTAATCTCCCTTTACCTTATCTTGTCCGGCATTACTAAACCAAATATCACAAGTATCAACTACCGGTGAATAAGGCGAGGTTGTTTCTTGTCCGTTTACAATTAATTTTCCTTTAGTACACTTACTAGTTTCTAAAGTAAGAATTGTTGCATTTTCATCAGCCAAACATATCGGTAAACTATCTATTATATTTTTTTCTGAATTCCCTACTAACGTTGCTGATGCTGATACAAAGGCTACGGATGTACCATTTATTTTTGATGTAGTAATACTTCCGGTTAATGTTGTTACTGTTATTGTAAGACCGGTTAATACACGTTTATTGTTTGCTTTCATTTTCGCTGCTAACTGTGGAACAAAACAAACAGGTGTACAATTATCTAAGCTAACCGGTGTTTTTGTGGAATCATAACATTTCAATTTATAATCTTCATTGGCAAAGTATAACATTACAGTAATACCTCCAAGTGATTATTAATTTTTACGCTGCTATTTGTTGCTACAATTGTAGAACCATTGGATCCAACTTTTATATCAACTTCATTAGATTTCATTTCAAGAACATTACTGTTTTTATCAGTTACCTTAATTCCATCCGAAGTTGAATCAACTTTATTATTGTTTTTATCAACTAGTGATATTCCATCTTTTGTAATAACAATATTATTTCCCCAAGCCTTTAATGAAACTTCCTGTGGCTGACTTTTATTGTCATCTTTTGTTGTATTTAATGTAATTTCAATTTTGCCTTCATCGGTAGAAATTGATACAGCCTTAAAATTGCCGTTAGCATATTCCTCGGTTATATCCCATCCACCTTGAGTTTTTGTTTCACGGCAATTGTTTTTATTTTCAAGTTCACTTTCACTACTAGCCCATAGTTTTCTGATGTTTTCATCCCCTCTTGAAAACCCCGAACATAAAACAAAAGCACCTACAGCCGTAAATGTAGGAGTTAATACAAATACACGGCTATTCTTTGGCGGCAAATTTCTTGTAGAAGGAATATAATCCTTATTATCATCTACTGTTACCCATTCATCCGAAACAACCTGTATATTTGGATATTCAAAACCTGTATCAGAAACAACAGTAACCGTGTTATTTAAGGAATTTACTTCTTTTACGATAGCCCAAAATCCAATACGATTTGCTAAGTAATTACCTTCTGGCAAGTGTGGAGCTTCTGCATTTGTTTTATGAATATTACGCTTTACTATCATTATTCAAATTCCTTATAAACTGCAGAAAGTTTTTCTACCGGCTTAAACTTTCCCTTTGGATATTCACCACCACGGATAACCTGATAATTAATCATAGGATTATCGCCATAAGTCCAAGAATGTTTTTCAGTTATGACGTAATATAGACCTCTTGCAAAACATAGCCATTCACCAATTTTGGCATGTTTTTCTTTTGTTACATTTACAAGTGTAAAATCTCCGGTATACATTTCATCAAGATTAGAAAACCAAGATTCAAGTTCTTTATTTAATTCCTGGATAATCTGTTTATTTGTCTGAGCATTTTTTTTAGAGTTATAACCAACAAAAGAACAAGTTAAAAGCTGATAACCGTATTTTGCGGCCTTTTCTTTATTAGGTTGCGCAAAGTTATAACCTTTTAATTCACCTTCACCGGCAGCAAGATGCATATAAAAATCAGGTGATAACTCAGTTCCTTCAAGATATGTAAAAAAGGCCGTATAAACTTCTTCACAATTTCTTGTAAGTGTGTAATCTGTTAAATGAGTAGGATTGATTGTATAATTTGCCTCTGGATTATTAAAAGGCACTTTTCTTATATTAAGTTTTGGCTTATTTGCACTATCTATATAACAGAATATTTCATAAATAGGAGCCGGAATCAGTTTTTTAAGATAATCAATAATATTGATTTTCCCACTTGTAAAAAGGTTACTTGATATAGGATATGCAAAAGAATCATCAGATGCATCAATGTAATTATTTGGATCCTTGCCAAACCATAAATCTATTAAATCACCAATTAAAAAGTTAGTAATAACACTATCACTCTGGCCGTTTTTTTGTAGGCCGCTTACCTGTTCTCTGAATGTTTTAATACTTGCGATAGCTACATCTTTTACTTTTATTCCTTCTTCACCACTTCTTTTTGCTAAATCAGCAATAAAGGTTTTATCTGCTTCCTGATTATTAAATATTTCTATCTGGATATCACAATTAATATTAAAATAGCTAAAAAGCCATTCAATACTTTTTCCTGAGATTGTTACAACTTTATTTAAGTTACTAGCCATTCCACCTACTGAAATAGTTGTAACAACTCCAATAAAATCGCTTTGAATAGCATCACCACTTTCAGATATTACAATAATATCCAAAGGCTGCACTTCATCCATAAATGGCTTTATTAGATTTTCTGTATCTTCTTTTACTGTAAATGAGAAAGAACCACCAAAATTATCTATGGACCGTTCAAAATTATAAGACTGTAGATTCCTTCCAGATGTATAAGATGATTTAGGTGTAAATTCCTGATACAACAATTGTACTGCTGTATTATTTACAATGGAATGATAACACTTAATTGTAGGCTGTGGAGCTTGTGATACTACTTCCATTAATTTACTCCCAAAAAGAAAAGTTAAATAAAAAAGCCGGAATAATGCAAAAACATTACTCCGGCTGCCAAATTACTAGCATACCCTATGTTGCTTATATTTTATTCTATAAGTAGTCTGTTGTCAATGTTACATATTTTCCACTTGCCAAAATAGAGAATTCGTTTTACCTTTTAAGTAGGAGATATTTTATGAAAAAATTAACTACACTCTTTATTTTGATATTTATTGTCTCAGCCGGTTTATTTTCTAATCCTAAAGTTCCTAAAACCGATAATTCTTTCAAATCTTCTGATTCTCTTTCTGTTGATGATTGTCTTATTTACATTAATAATTCAGGCCAAAATATTTATAGACTTTATGGAGAGGTTTCAGATCATTCTACGTTATGGTTTTCTAATGAATCAATTATAACAGGAATAAAAATTGTATTTGCTATTAACTTTCCTGATGAAAAAGCAATGGATGTATTCACAAGTAAAATAACAACCTATGATTTAGAGAAGGTTTTTAGTGATTTAAGAGAATTATTAATGGAATCTGATATAACACCTTTAATAATAGAAGGAGAAAATAATAAAGTGAAAGAAGTTTTATACCTTGCTTCCTTCTAATTAGTCTGTAAGATTTAATTCTAGTGGTTTATTTAAAATCTTTACAATCTCTCTAATAAGATTAACAGTTTCTATTTCTTCTTTCTTACTTACATTCTTATCATTTGTATCTCTTACAGTCTTTTCTCTATAAGATTTTCCCCATGAACCAGATACTAACTCATTAATAATCTTATCTTTTTTTGCAACATCACCACCTACTATACTTAAAATGTCATCACCATATTGATAGTTAGTAAAATCTTTTAATAATTGAACATCATTCCAAGATGAACCTTCTTCCCACTTAATTTTCTTCTTTAAATCACCTTTAGAATAATCATTGAATACATTGTTTTTATTTAAGCCTTTTGGCATACCGGCCTTACCGTTTAAGAACCATTCAGCATAAGCAATTTTTTCTTCTTTTGTTGCAAACGTTGGCATTATTTCATTAAGTTCTCTCTGCTGCTCTTTTGAAAGAGACTTATACATTTTTGTAAACTGTTCATCTTTCTTTTTATCTTCTGCTGAACCGGCAACAAAATCAGCAATTCTCTGAACATTACCAGAAACAAGTTCCATACCGGCAATTTTAACTTCTGCCATATTATCACCGATATTAATAACAGCTTCTTTAATGTCATTCATTGCCTGTTGATAACGAGTTTCTTTATTTTGATATTCTGGCGCTTTTGTAATTTTTTCAATTTCAGTATTAGATACATTTCCACCATTAGCCTGATATAATTTTAATAACCTAGATGCACCTGTATAATTTACACCAAACATTTGACGTAATCGTTCTATCTGGCCTTCCGTACTAGTTGATGTTTCACCTATTGCACCCATAATTGAACCAAAATTCTCAGCATTAAGGCCCTTCTCTAATAACATCATATTATTTACATAATCACCATCTTCAAGATACAAATCTTTTCCTAATGCTGCTTCTTGTTTTCCTTCATAAGCCCTAGCAATAGCTCTATATGCAATTATATCACTTGTTTTAGATAATCCTGTAGCACTTGATAGACCGTTATTTACTTGATTAAGTATTTTTGCACCTTGTTCACCTTGCCAGAATGGATTTCCGCCTGACATTTTTGAGAACATAAGCATAGTATTAGCTACATCGGTTGCAGAACGAGAAAATCCCTTTGAAATTCCATCTTCCATTACTTTCTGAATTCCTGATAAGAATTCCGGTAATTGAGTATCATTTAATCCACTAGCACGGCCGGCAGACATAATGTAATTAAAATCTTTTTCAACATCTTTACTACCACCATAACGAGACATTAAACCGGCTAAATTTGCATACTGACTAGCATCCCCACCGGTTGCATAGGCCCAACGGCTAGTTGTTCTTGCAATATTTCCAACTTCTGCTAACTGAGCTTCACCGCTTAAACTATTTGCTACACCCTGTTTTCTTAAAGATTGTGCTATTCCCTGAAAAGTATCAATATCAAGATTTGTTCCTCTGTTGTATCTGTTTAATCGCTGATAAGCAATCATAGAATCTGTATCATCCATAGAACCAAAAGCTCTACCGGTCCCATAAATTGTAGGCATTGCTTCAATGAATTTACTTGCTAAAGCATCACCACCTTTTATAACAGCACCTACAGCCGCAGCAACTACACCACCGGCAACAAGTCCTTTTGCAAGATTAGCCATATCAGCATTTTCGGCCATTTTTGAAAGATTACTTGTAGTATTTGTAATAGCATTTACACCACTAAGCATCATTCCACTAACATTACCGTTAGCATAAGATTGTACTAAATTACTACCGTTATTAAAAAATCCGAGTAAATTCTGTCTTAAATATGCATCTTGTAATTTTTGTTTTTGTTCATCTGATGTTAATGGTTTATGTACGGCCGGTAAATTCTGATTAGTTCTACTAACAATATCATTCATTGCACGGAGATTTTTAATAATCTCCGGCATGATATTTCCAAACTCTTTCATTATAGCTGTATTATCTTTTAAGGAATCTGTAGAATTAACCTGAGCTTCTGCAAAAGACTGAAAATTATCCGCACTCTGAAAACCTTCCGGAGCCGGTAAAGCAAGTGGTTGATTACTTACTTCTGCATCCATAACTAGCTTTCCATGAATTCTAAATTCATCCATTTGCATCACCTCTAAAACTGAGCCTTTTTAATATCTTCCTCAGAATATCCTAAAGCTCTTAATTCTTCTGCATCAACGGCAGTCTTTTCTTTTTCCTTTTCTTTTTGGTATGCATCCCTTATACCTAACTTGTCATAATTCATAAGAAATTCAAACCAAATAAAATAATACAAATCATCTTGTAATTCTTTATTCTGAACTGACGTTGTCAAAAAGTCCTGGACCACCATTATCTTTAATGTCTGAAACGGCATCCAATTCTGTATTTCCTTCCTTACCATCTGATTCAATGAGTTTCTGCACTTTGAGACGAAAGTCATACGCTTTAGCGTACACCTCCTGAATGTAAGCCTGGGATGGAACATCAAGCCAAGAAAAGTTTATATTTTCTTTTTTTGCATTTTCGTACCAAGCCGGACCTTCCAAAACAATTACATCAAGTGTCGCAATTTCCTGAATCAATGCAAGTACATTTTTATCAAAACAATCAATAGATATTCCGTTAAGCCTCAAAGCCTGTAATCTACCTATCTGCTGAATATCTCTAGCTCTAGGATATTTTACCTTAAATGCTCCACGGCTAGTTTCAATTTTTTCTGTTACGTCTTTTCCCATAACAATAGAATTAAACATACTTGTTCTCTGATCTTCGTTTAATTCTTCTTTTTTCTGTTCAAGTTTTTCCATTTCCATAGTTAGTTTTCCTTTTATTTGTAGTTTTTATTTAAGAAAATAAGGGAAATTTTCTCTTAATTTCCCTTATTTTCCCTTATTGCAGCTTAGACTTCTGCATCTGTCTGCTTTTCGTAATCTTCACCAGAACTCATATCAATAGCTTCAACACTTACATTTGCTTTAACGTAAGAACCACCATTCATAGTGATTGTAAAGCCTGTTGAAATAAGAGTATCAAGATAACCTAAAATAAGTTTCTTTTTTTCATCATAGAAATCAAGATACTTAAACTTAGATACAACAGTACCATTTTTAAAGTCTGATGACTTAGGATTGAAAGAAGAAAGTGAAATTCTTCCTCCACCGTTATACTGCTGTGTTCCCTTGAATACGGCCGGACTTGCCAAGAATCCTGTCATTCTACCACTTACTGAAATTGCCTGAGCATCAATTGAAGCCGGGAAAATGGAATCAAGAACCTGGGCCTTCTGAGTCTGGATCTGTTTACTCATTTCTGCAGAATCAACAAATCCTATAACCTGTGCATCTGTCGCACTTGTACCTACACGAACCTGGCATCTATATCCGATAACCAAAAGTGAACTTGCTACACCGTTTGTATACTGTGCTATTCCGTCTGGCATTTTTTACCTCCCTTACAGTTCTACTGTAGATGTATAGATGTGATTAATTGCCGTAATAAATACGAAATTAACCGGAGCAGTAAGATAACGTGAATATGTAATGTATACTTTATCACCGTCAATTCTTACTTTAATATCCCAAACATTTTCATTAGAATCTGTTGGAATAATGTAACCGTTCAAAGCCCATTCTTTAGCTCTGTCTTTCAAAGTCTGGATTGCTCCATTTGCAGATGCTATTGGATTATCTCTTGTTCCGGCTGTTCCGATTGCCGGCTTAAACTGCGCTCTTAAATCACGATTCATAAAGAGATCTTCACGAACCATTGAACGCTCATTGTTAATCAAGTCATCACCCTGGAATGTAGTCAATGCACGAATACAAATATATTCCGAAAGATTTTCAGGATTTGAGTTACAAACCATAATTCCGGCCTTAATAAGACTTGTAATGTTTGTAATTGTACGGATTTTTGTAAACCCAAGGACATTCAATCTCTTAAATGTCAATGGTGTATTTACTGACATTGCACTTTCCATAGCTGCAAGAATTACACCAAGCATAGCACCTGATAATGTTTCTGTTTTGCCTGTTAAAATGTTAATTTTTGTAGCATTATCACAACAGAAAGAAACAAGTTTATTATTCAAGCCCTGAGCTTCTTCAATTGCTGCTGTATCTGTCATACCGATAGGACCACCCAAAATACAAGTTCTTTCCTTACGGTTCATTACATTGCTCATTGCTGTACAATGTGATGAAATAAGAGCATGTACACCGGCATCGGTAGAAGGTGTAGCAATAATCTGTACATCCTGTAATTCAAGAGCTGTAAGAGCATCGGTCCACTGTTGCGTACCATAAGCCCCAATTGTACCACCGGTAAAATAAACGTATGCATCTGTATTATCTGGCACCTGTCTTGTAGTTTCAGAAAGAATTTCAATCTTTCCGATATAATCAATAGTTCCAAGAGCATTAAGGAAGGCTACAAAATTTGCATAGAGGATAGTTCCTTCATCACCTACAGCCGCATTTGTTACAGTATCAAGATTTACAGATTTCATTTCAGCATTATTGCCTACTACATTTAATCCCCATACACCACCTTCATTTACGAAGGTAACAAGTGAATCAAGTGTATCAAAATCTGCAAAAGATACAGTAAGTGTATCAACCGGTTCTGGCTCTGGATCTTCTGACATTGCACCAAAAGTAATATTATCTGTTCCTACAGATACGGTAGGTGTTACACCATCACCAAGATAATTTACTTCAAGAGCTGCATTTACAATATTGTCTACAACCTGAGTTTTATCCTTGTATGCAACTGTAATTTTCTTAGAATTTGCAATTGTACCATTTGCAATAAGGATTTTAAGCTGATTAGTATGTACGCCCCAATCCCACGCATAAAGTTTAAGCAAATCTGTTGCACCACTCTGCAATGTAACATTTGACTGAGTACCATTGTTTACACGCATTGCAAAAACTCTTAATGGTATATAATCATTAGAACCACTAAAAGCATAAGCAATAGCATCAAGCAGCTCACCACCTACAAGCGTCTGTTGTGCATCCGCAAGACTGCCGAATTCAAGCATTTTGTAAGGTTCACCACCATTTGACTTACCCATAATACAGAGATTTCCGGCTGAAATTCCTGATGGGCTAGATACATTAGAACTGCGGCCATA